GTGTCGTCCTACAAGGTGGGACCTTAGCAGCCCCACCTTGCCAGTTATCTCTGCTTTCCTTAAGAGTTCGTCTAGGCAATCGGCGTAGACATTGAAAGCAGAGGATGCGTACCAGCATCCGTGGACACGCCACCGATTCTGCTGTATGCAAGGAACCCGACTTCCAGCGATGCCATGAACAGCTCATCAAAACGCCGGATGGACAAAGGCCCGTCAGTACGCAGCAAATAACCCTGTTCAAAGTCACCATACAGAATGCCGGTAACTGGTACAGTAGTGCTCGTGTTATTGAATGCGGACGGGAGAGCCTGGTTCAGGACAATCGGACGACCAAGGATGTGATCCAGAACGCCAGAAGTCGGGTTAGGTGTCCAGAGCGGACGACCGTAATTATCTTTCTGGCCCAACAGATTGGCGCGAGTCGTGGAATTGAATACCCACGATGCATTACCCTCGTACGCCGGGTCTAGGGCGGAGTAAGTGGCTGTGAAGTCGTCATACACTGGACCGAGGTTGGACGCAGCAGCAGGGGCCGCCGTCGCGGTCGTGACCACACTTGCAACATTCGACCCGTTACCCAGAGTGATGGTTTTCTCAAGGCCACGGTAGTATCGAATGCCAAACTGCTGTTTGATCCATGTGTTCAGGTCAAACGCACTGTCTTCCAGTTCCTGAACTGACACCTTTACCATGGTGCCAATTGTGTCCGTAGACATAACGACCCCACTGAACAAAGGATCAACTTCAGAGACCAAAGTTGCTTCGCCGGTCATCGTTACAAGAGTGTTGGCCGTGTCATTCACAAAGCCAATCTTCATTGGCGCGCCGTTGTTATTGGTGACTTTCTTCCCGACGATAGACACGGTGTTTCCGATCAGCTTGCGAGCCTGGTAAAGAACCGGGTCGAAAATCTGGGGGATGATAAAGCTACCGTTCGTATTACCGCTTGCTCCTGTGGTCGTGATGTCCCGACGTTCTACCAGCAGAGAACGATCCTCTCCGGTCATGTGACGCTCACCAAACCGAACAAAGTTTGAGAATGCACGAGTGACAGCTTCATCCTGAGAAGCATCAGCAGTGCCAGCACCGGGTTCCCCACGAGGCGGGCGCTTGGTGCTACGAAGTTCGGCTTCGATCTTCTCCAGCTTCTCCGTGGTGCGGATGTCAGATTCCAGAGTGTCAACATCGGCCATAATCGCATTCACTTTAGTACGCGTTTCTGGGGTAATCTCCGGGACAGACATAAGAGTCTGAGCTTCCATAAACAGTCGATTGCGCTTTTCCTGCAAGTCTTTCAGAACCATGATATTTCCTTTGCGCGGCAGGACGCCGCTAGGTTGGGATAGGTGGGATGTGTGCGCGTCTATCGGGCGATAGCGCGATTAGATTGAAGTGCAGGACAGTCAGATGGCTTCATCGGACTTCCACGCAGCTTAGGAAAGTAACTGGGATTGAACCCACTGGCGAGCGCCAGATACCATCTAAGCAATCTTTTAGCTACAGACGGGAGCGGAGCATTGCGAGCTTTAGACGCAACTCCATATTGGCTTTCCAGTCTCGCTCGTCATCTGGCGAAACCTCAATACCGTGTTGCTTGCAAAGCTCAACCAGACGCGTCCAGGCTGCGTTCTTTATGTCCTCTGGCACATCTTCCAACTGGTCGAATCTTGCGAGTGCATCTCGCAAATGAGACTTGGTTTTCTCTTCCGTTGAAAACTTCCAGGGCAGGTTCCATGTGCTGGAGTCTTTAGGGTCGAGTACAATAAGAAAGTCGTCCGCATGTAAGACTTCACCATCCACCGTTTTATGCGGTGTCTTATCGTCCGCACGGAGAGAACGTTGATTGTCGCATCTACACATGGGGTCACTACAGTCCTCAGCGGAACAGATGCCACATGCACCAGCTACACACTGCCCACATTGGCAGAGACATGCCTGTGTCCGCATGATTAATCCATCCGGGAACAAGGTACGCAGTTGCATAGTGGTGTCTGCATAGGCTGGAAACGTCACTCCAACAGATACCTCGAATAGCTCTGTATCTTTCACGGTGCGAACCGTTCCGGCATCATTCCACTCTGAGGCGGTACAGAAGAAACCAAATGAACAGCCGGTGACATCTTTCCGCTCTGCGGATATCTTCAAGTCGCGGGCCGCTTGAGTATCTGGCAACTCAATTGAGTAAGCCAGCCCCTTTGTATCTTCCTTCAGAGTGAGCGTCCCAGCAGAGGTTCGCCCGACAACGCTATCTGTATTGTGATTGACTAGGGCGCGGATGTCAGAATCTACGGAGCTGGTGAAGCATCCCGGTGCGAGAACTTCCTTCCAGCCGCCCATATCTTCTGACAGCGTGTTAAACAGTGCAATGTAGCCAGACAGCGTGTTACCTGTCACGGTGCTTGACGATGCGCTTAGAGTTCTAAACTCGCGTTGCTTGGTTGCCATGTTATGCGGCCTCTGTATCCTGGAGTTGGGCTTCAGCGACAGCCGCCGCGATATCCCGATTGACGTTTATGTGGATGGATCGAAGTGCGCGAACAAACTCCGCTTGGGCGGTCTGGTCTGTGTTTTGTTCAGTGAATGTGCCGGAGCGTTTTAGTATTGACCGACAGGCGACCTCTACATAGTCGTCGATCTTGAGGGCATCTACGGAGTCCAGCTCGTAACTCTTGGCTGTCTCTGTGATTGCGGACTCAGTGATGCTACGCAGTACCGGGCCAAGCAGCGTTTGGACTGTACTAGCGTCGCGCTTGTCACGATGAACCAGGCGACCGAATGCATCCCGAAAGATTGCAAGGTATGCTGACGTATATTTGCCCAACATCTTTCGTTCCACCGGGGACGGAGCACCGACCGGCTGATCCTGTATGGACTCTGTATCTAAAAGACGTTCGGCGTTCTGCATGTTGACAGGAACCCAGAAGACATCTCCAATCGGGCCGATTGGATTCTTTCCCATATCCTCCAAAACCATATTGGCGTTATAGAAGCCCCATTGACGAGCAACGGCGAACCCATCCATCGATGTCTTAAAGTCTGCGCGTAACCTCTCAGAGACATCGAACTCGGCAAACATGCTGGCCTTGGCAGGGAGAAGTTTTCGTAAAATCTCCGATTCTATTCGGGCCAAATATGGGCGCAGCGTGTCTGTTACAAATGCAAGTGCCTCTTGCTCTGCACTGGCCTTGGATTGCTTGGACACGTCCCCCACCATAGATGGCGGGACGCGAAACAACGCTGCTAACTCTGTCCGCTGAAAGCCACGAACCTGAATAAACTGGCTATCTTCAGGCGAGATGGAAAGAGGGGTATACTTCCAGTCTCCCGGTAATACCGCGATTGAACCTTGTTTGCTTCCGCTCTGCGTTTCCAGCCAAGTCTTACGGGATGCTTCCATCTCCTCTTCGCCTATGTCTGGAGATGTTGGCGAGAGAATGCCACCCGGTTTCGCTCCATTGCCAAAAAATCTAGCGCCAAAAAGTTCAGCAGCGCGGGCAAGTCCGATACCTTGACGAGCAAGTCCAATTGGTGAAAGACCCTTCAAGCCGTCGAAGCAAAATAAAGGGACATGGAACATATCCTCAGACTTTATTATCCGCACAGAACCGGACATACCTTCTGGAGACTTACTGTTTGCGGACATTCCATCACTGGTCTCATAGTAAAGAATGCCGTTCCGGTCCCTCTGGGGAGTAGTTAGGGTGGGATTCAAAGGCCAAATGGCAACGGGTCGGCCTGCCTTGTCGCGCTGAATCTCTGCATAGCAATTCCCAGTTAATGCGAGTGCCCCGCATAGTGAGTCCCAGAAAGTAACGGCGCTCATCTCTTCATTGGGAGAGACGCCGACCAGGTGAGCTATCGGGCTGTCTAACAGTTCGTTTCTGCTTTTGCCAGCACGCTGATAGACTTTGCAGGGCAGGCTGGACACGGACTCCGAGATAATGCGAACACATGAATACACCGTGAGTTGCTGGAGTGCTGTGAATGGGGTAATTACCTCCCCGCTTGCCGTTGGCTCGCCGCCCATTGCCCAGGACAAGAATGCAGCGAGTCCCATTCCTTGCGATGGCGAAGAGCGCAATTCGCCCAGAAACGCCTTTGTTGCTGTGCGTAGTGACATGAGTATCCTATGAAAAATTGTCTACCAGACCTGCGGGGTAAATCGGCGCGATCTGTGTTCGGGCGCAATGGACGCACGCGAAAGGGCCATCATTAGTGCAACTGCGGGGTCAATCTTCTGGTCTTGTTTCTCTTTAGCGGGCATAATCAAGTTGCCAAACTGTTTGGCAACCACATTTCCTACACCAAACGTTAAAACCGGGTCGCCACTGTGATGGATGCGCTTGTTATAGGTCAGTTCCTCAAGCAGCCTCATTGGAGCTGTTAGGTGGGTTGCACGCTGCGGAACCTCAACGAACTTTGTACCAGATGATAGCTTCGGCGTCAGGCTCTGTATGAAAAAGTCAGAGTGCCAGGGATCGAAAGCAATCTCCTGGACTTTGAATCGTTCACAGTGGCTGAGAATCAATGCTTCCAGCGCCGTATAGTCAATCGTGTTCCCCTCGGTAACATGAAGCAGACCACGAGCCGACCACTGAACGTAGAGGGGCGTATTCTGGATGGACTCTTCAGGGGCAAAGCAATCTGCAAACGCGTAGAAATTTGACTGTCCATCACTGTGACGACGAAACACGACAGCTATCGCGGTCAAGTCCAACTTGCTTGACAAGTCCAAACCTAGCCAGCACTCCTCACCCTTGAAGTTGTCCAAGGTCATAGCGTCCTTACAGCCGTTCCACTTCTCAATGGAATAGAAAGACTTGCTTGATGCTACGGTGATGTCTAAGTGTTTTGTCTTAAAGCTGGCGGCCTTCGTGGGGTTGTTGATGGCTTCGCGCTGGGCAGCCTGTAAAAACTCCATAGCTACAGAAACTCCCGCATTAGGGTTGGCCATGCGGAGGGCAATATCTGACTTCCAATCTATTTCTGGGTCAATCGTAAAAATCAGGGAAAACAACTCGTCATCTTCTACGATTCCGTTAAGGACTTTTTCTGCGTCCAGCTGGAGTTGGCGACATGGATTTTCTAGTCCGAAACCAGCCGTACTGATAGCTTGGATCACGGGTTGCATCCTAGCGCCGGACCCTGTTTGAAAGCTATCGTACAGGTCTAAGGTGAGGCACTGATGAACCTCGTCCAGAATGCCCAGAGATACGTTTGACCCATCTTTCGGGCGGGCGATCACTGGCATTGCCTTGCTGTTCGTTTCCGGGACAATGAGAGAAGCCGCGTTTACTTCAGCACCCGTTTGAAGCCGTAAATCGGGGGCATTCAATAACATTTGCTGGGCGGCAGAGAAGCATTCCTTTGCCTGTACCTGAGATGATGCCCCGCAGTACGCCTCAGCCCCGAACTCACCATCGAATATAAGATGGTAGAGCATCAGCGCCGCGACGATTAGCGTCTTGCCGTTCTTTCTGGGTAGTATGATGGTGGCGCGTCTATAGCGTCTGGTGTTGTCGTTACGACGTTTCCAGCCGTACATGGTAGTTATCCAGAACTTCTGCCACGGCTCAAGGTGGATGCGCTCACCACGCGCTGCCCAGCGGCCCCGCACATGACCGAACATTTCAACGATGTTACAAACACGGTCAGCTTGTTGCGCGTCGTAGTAATACTGAAATGCGGTGTCGCCTTGCCGGGTAAAATCACTTAGGACCCGCTGGACTTGTGCGCGAATTTGTTTACAGGCCAAAACGTCACCAGATGCTACGGCCTTCATGTATTGCAGGGCAATTTCTGAGTGTGTCATCTGGCCTTTGCGGTGGAAGGTATTGCGGATATGGAATGAGGCGGGAATTACTTGACTAACTCTGCATCTATGAATGCGGGCAGCTCCGCTGGTGCTTTCAGGAGTGCGGCCCAGTTATCCTTTGAATTGGACTTGCCTGGAACTGAAAGGCGACTGCGTGAGGCTGGACTTAAACCAAACTCTATACCGAACGAATGTAGCAACTTGAGGGCCGTGTTAGCGATGCCCACATAAGGATTCTGGATGGGATAACCGGCTGGCGAGCGAACAACCAGGCCAGTCTTCGCTAACTGCTCCTCTGCCTTTACCCACCTTGCGTATAGTTGGCAGTAAGCGGCCAGGGCCATGCGGTCAATGCTCGTTAGAAGCCCAAGATTCAGGAGTTCGCGGGCCATGCGTTTCCACTCGGTTTTAGCTGCCTTGTCCAAGTGCTTCGGACAGGATGGAATGCCGGTTGGTTGTGGTTCCGCGTGATTTATTGGCCGATGTCCGGGATTCCCTGCAAGTTCTTTGAGTGCGCTCGGCTTGTTTCGTCTCCCTGCCATTTAGCTTAACCATTGTCGTGTAATTTCTGTTGCAACAAACTGCATGAGTCTGGGTGGCACTGACATACCAATGATGTATCCCCCAGGGTTTCGCCTTGTAAAAACGTAGTCATCAGGAAATGATCCAAGTCTGGTCAATTCGCGAAGTGTCAACTTGCGACACTCGGACCAGTGGTAGAGGTCTTTCATGCATTCTGAAGTTAATGTGCAGCTGGGTAGATGGCCAGCAACCCGCACGCGGGAAAAGTCTATTTCCTTCTCTCCCAGTCGTTTATGGGTCGTGGCGAAGGACTCACCCTGTCTGCCATACGGCCAAAGCCGGACAGCCAGAGGTGACGGCCTCGTCTCGGACACTTCTGCATCAGTTAGGACTTGAAGGTCGGAACATGCCTCGATGACCGAAACATGCTTGCTAACTGGTTTAAGCTGAAGTCTGGAACCCTTCACATCTTCTCGGCGGGCGCAAAAGAACACGCGCTCACGATGTTGGGGAACGCCGCAATCTGCGGAGTCAACTAGAAAGACTTGGACAGCATACCCAATCTCTCGGAACCGCTCGACGATTAAGCGAACATAACCCTTCGCATTACCTAGCAGAAGTCCTCGGACGTTCTCTGCAACTATAGCTCTGGGTCGAAGATGTTCAGCCACGTTTAGAAAGTCGAAAAACAGCTCGGACAAGACTTGCTCCGTTTGACCTTCACGAAAATGTCTACTCTTTCCCCAGTCAGACTCACGGTTGCCCGACATTGAAAATGTTGAACAAGGTGGAGAACCGTCCAAGATGTCGAGCTTGTACAATTCCGGTGGAAGTTCCTGCGTAAGCAAGTCACTGACCGGACATCTGAAATAGTGCTTCGGATGTAGGTTCAGTCTGTATGATGTTTCCATCTTCGCGTCAATGTCATTCGCCGCGATGACATCACATCCAGCCAACTTGTAGCCGAGACTTGACCCGCCTCCACATGAAAACGTGGTCATTACCTTGGGTGAACCAAGGTTGGTTCTGGGTAGGTCGGCTAGACTCCATGCGTGCGGATTACTCATTGAAAGCGAACCCGCAGCGAGGGCACTTGTGGGCCAGGTCGAAGTCATCCACGTTCACTTCTCCAGTCTGGCTGGGACGCGACTGTTTTTCCTTTGAGTCTGCGATGGTGGCCAGTTCGCTTTCGGTAAAAAACGGTTGCAAGTCTAGTTCGGTCGCTAGTTCGGTCAACACGCGTGGGTCCCACTCCAAACCAAGCTCGCTTGAGCGGTTGTCTGCAATGGCCAGCTTTCTGCCCTTGGCGTCGTCCAGCGAAAGGTCGGTGCGTTGCACGACTACGAGCCTGGTGCCATCGCTCTGGATCACCTGCAACTCTTTGCGGTTGAGGTCGAGTGACGCTTGAAGCGTTTTGTTGCCAGCGATGACTCGACCGTCCCGGTCAACCAAAATGGAGCGGCCAGCGCCCAGTTCACGCAAGCTCTGCGTAACTGCGTCCAGACCACGCTTCGATCCTTTGTTGGCGTTTCGGTCGTCGTGCCTTATGTCATGAATCTGCATGGTTGTGCTCGGTTTTTTAATGGCCATAATTGGTTGAAACTCAATGTTTACGCGGCTAAACGAGGTCAAAACAACGTTTGACCCCCACCGTTCATTCCGCGGTAATGAAAGTTTGACCATGCGCTGGTCTTGTCCTTATGCAGTCTCGACATCGTCTAAACCCATACCCCTCAACGACTTACAGCGTGGGTACAAAGTCATGCTAGGTTGATGCAGTCGGACGAGGTAAGACAGTGCATGAAACCCTTTGTTTATAGGGGTCTTGGAAGATGCTTAAACATTGGGTGAAACGATGTAGGACGATGTGGGACGATGTAGGACTCGGTTGGGGTGTCTGGACTTGGCCTGTACTCTGGTCTGGCTACTCTCCCCTAGTACAGGGTGAGTCCCTCTCGTCTGCCGGGGAATCTGTCAGACCTTGTTAGACAACGGTAATAAATAAAGGTAGCAACTAAGTGTGGATAGAAATATACTTATGTCCGCATGAAGAATGCTGAGATTTCACTGCGGCGAAAGTTCTCCGGCGTGTGGCCACTGCTAGACGAAC